TCTTGCGTCTGCCGTGATAGCCAGCCCTCAAATGTCAGTGAAGCCTTGACCTGACCTGTCTCTGACGCTCTTGTTCCACCAGGCTCACCATCTAGCACTACCGGAATCAATAAGCACCGGCAGTTAAAGTGCAGCGGGTAACTCGGCATTGGCGAACTGTGACCGCCATAGGGTTTGCCAGACTTCTCCCACTCTTTCCCATCTAATGGCGCACAGACTAAACAGGTTCGCGAATCAAGTGTTGCAACAGCCCTATATCGCAGGACGATGTCATCATTGTCCTCCATAACCTTCATGCGAGCATCGTTAGCAATGGTCGCTGTCGATGTTTGCACCAGTGCTGCTGCGTTGCTGCGCGATACATCCATGACCTGACGCACACGATTTATGATCTGCGCGTTAGTCTCAGCCCCTGCGATACCTTGCCTGACTGCTGCTGCAAACTTAAATTGTACATCAGCAGACTGCTTTGCCCAAAATGCACCTTGTGTCGCGCCCTGAATAACAGCACTTGTTGCTATTTTATCCAAGACCGCTGCGGATGGCAAAACAGCGTCTCTGCTGATAGATGACGCGGTTACTTGTGCTGCGACCTTTGCAATCTCATCCGTATCTGATATTGACTGAACTGCTATACGGTCATAATACTTTTCTATCAGAGCCTGTGCTTCTTTTAATTGCTTGTTTGCCCTTGCCCTGCCCCACTCGGTCATCTGGCCTGCAAGTTTACCGACCAACTCACGCTCAAGCTGACGCAGAATGCGGATTACGTCTCGGCTGACGCCTTCAGATGCTCTGAAAATGTCCAGTTGTAACGCAACTGCCGCATCAAATTGTTTGTTCATCAATCAATCCGCTGGCTGTTTATCCGTTCCTGCTCCACTTCAAACGTGACGCCCTGAGCTATGATTTCACCGTCTTGCAAGTTATCAAACAGCGTCTGGTTAGAGATTGCGCCTGATTGCCACGAGCCTATAAGTGCAGTTAATTCCTGAGCCGACATTCTGATTGGAATAAAGTCGTTATTTAATGTGTAGGCAACATCACCAGTTAAACCTGCCCATCTTAGGAAGGTAGTCAACGCATTGGTGATAGTGATGTTAATCACCTGAGACATTGCCGCCAGTTGCGACTGTTCACCCGATTGCCTTGTCTTTTGAGTTTCTGCTGACTCAACTGATGACTTCTGGCTTTCCAACATTCGTGCGCCAAGCACTGCCATTTGTGCTTTCTTATCTTCAAGGTTCGTTCGCAGAGCAGCAAAGTCGCCTGTTGTTTCAACGTAAAATGCTTTTGCCATCGGGTCAGGCAGGCAGTTAGCAGATGTTCCACCTAATGTGATGGGCGGGTCACCATCTTCCATTCTGTGACCAGTGATAAACAAAGTTGGCAAGCCTGAAAAGTGGCAGGCGTGTTCGTAGTCAGATGTGACCATGTAGTGCGCCAGATTCATATCAACCAAGTCTAGCAGTGGTGGTGAGCTTACTGTTGGGCTGATGGAATCAACGCCGGCAAAGTAAAAAGGTATTCTTCGCAGTGGCTGGTTATTCATCAGCGGATATAAATCTTCACCAATCTGGTTATCTGCGTTATCAACTCGCTGATAGAGTCGTTGCCGGTAACCTTGAGGCGTTAGGTCAAGCACTCTGAACACTGTCTGGACTTCGTGCGAATACTCGTTTTGAGCCATTGGTGCTTCTTCTTGCAGCACTACAAGAGTAAGAACCTCTGAGCCAGCAATGCGCGTAGTGCGCCAGTTGATTATCGCTTTTTCAGTGTAGTGAACCATCAAAGGCCGCAGACCAAGCAATTCCGCATCAGCAACGGTCAGCCGATTTGCATTTGCTATGCTTGGGTAATCGACCAGGATACCGCTGCGACCAGTCTTAAGAACTCGCTCAAATACACCTTGAACAAAAACATCCAGTGGTGTGCCGGCCAAATCCACATTATCTATGAAACGCTCTGCACCTTCTGGCGCAACAATGTTTGACGGCTTGCGAAAGACCATGCCTTTCAGGCCAGAGATGGTTCGCCAAGTAGCATTGAAGAATGGCGTTCTCTTTAGCCTGGTCTCGTAGTCGTTTTGCTCTTCAAAGCGCAATCGTGGCAGATAAGCAGTATTTTTCTCATGGATTTTGTACTGGCCCTCTGAGGCATCAATGCACCGATCCCACAAAGGCAGGTTCTTTTCATAGCCTGGGTTTGGCGTAGATACGCCTGTGTAGTTCTTGGTGATCATATGCCTGCCATCCTCGCCTGTGATATTGGGCGAACCAGTGGGAACCGCCTGTGCAAAAAGTATCCCATTGAATCTGTGTAGTCATCAATTGATGGGTGATCGTTGTATTTCTCCGGCTCACCCTTCAAATCGTAGCCTTGCGACTCAAGCGCATCTGTCAGCATTGGGCATCTGTCAGTGTTAATACTGATGCGGTCATGTGCAAACAAAGCGTTGACTGCGTTAATTCTATCACGAATTGCCGGATTTGCATTAGGAGCGTCCACACGGTAGCCCGCCTGCTCAATTATCTGAATATCAGACTGGCTTGCGTTGGTTCTGCCAGCCCTGCCTGATGCGTCTGGGTAAACAGTTATCATCCTGCCGCCTTGCCTGTAGCGATCAAGCCTGTTGCAGATGTCGCGGGTATCGTGAGCAACAAATTCATCAACTGCCACGGGTTTATTGTTCTCGATCAGCCAAAGGTTAGCAGCGCAGCCGCCTATGTTAAAATCCAGCCCGACATAGATTGCTCTGTCGTCTGGTGTCAAAACTCTTGTTGTGTGGTGCTTGTGCCGGTCAAAGAAGTGATACACCTTGTTTTGGCTTAGGCTAACAAAATCGCCATTCAGGTACATCTCTGCCAAGATCGGGTCGTAGTTTTTGCGAATATCCTCAATGTAGTTTTCAGGAAGGTAAGGGTTTGACGCTGTCGCTGCCTTGATTAGCTGGTAGCCTTCCTGTGCTTTCTTGACCCACTTCTGATAGGTGAAACCCGACAAACCCTGGTCTGGTGTAGTCACGTTGCCCATCGTGTTCTGTTCGCCGCAATTCTGCCGGTTGCGCTCTGCTGCCTTTCGCCACACATAAGCCGCTTTGTCTTTTGGCAGTGTGTCCAGCTCGTCGACAATGCTGTGTGCAACCTCATAAGCCACGATTCGATCTGGCTTGTCGTAGCTGCGGAAAATCATCTTGCCGTAGCCTTTGACAGTGATTGTGTAATCAGATTTGTTTGTAGTGTGCTTTAAGCCAAGCTCTGAGATGATTTCCTGTGCGCCTGGCATTGCTCTGAGTTTCAGGAGGTCATAAGTCGGCATGTAGTAAGCTGTGTCAATGCCTGGGGTTTGTAGCATTTTGAGCAGGTTTCTGACTATGCCAGCTTGTGTTTTTCCTGCACCAAGACCAGCAACCATAGCTGGGTAAGGTTGTTCGCAGAAAACAAACTCCTCTTGGGGTTCAGTCAGACTTAGTCGCACGGACTATCTCAATCACGCGGTCAATGTCACCCTTGTCAGCCAATTCGTCACCTTCACGGAAACCCATCTGCGTTTTAGCCCAGAACATCGAACCGCGCAAACAGTCAGCATAAGTTGCGCCCTTTGCCATTGCATCGCCTGATGCGGCCTCAAACAGGAATCGGCGCACCTTCGCATTAGCTTTGACCTTTGCGCTGTCCAGCTCTGCCCTGTAGTGCTTTCTCAGCGTCTTTGCATCAATGCCAATATAAACGCTGATCTCTTCTTGCGGGACACCATAGGCGCACAGTGCAGAGACTTCGGCGCGGGTCTTGTCGTCTGGGATGTGTTCAGGGGAGCCGCTCATATACTGGCATCCTGTAATGATTGGAGCGCATGGGTCGGTGCTGCCCCGCCGCTTTCCGGCTGGTCGCCAGAGTTAGCCTGCTTCATGCGCTTAGGGTATGGCTTTGCTAGTGGGATTATGCGTTTTCGTGTTTCATTGTCAAGCGGCATCAGGTATTTGTGTTTTCCTTTTGTAAAAACTTCTTTGGCAAATGGATCAAGCTGACGCCTGACAGAGTCAATGTTTTGTTTTACGCCAAGAGAGTGAACAGATTTATTATGCCTAACACGTCCATTGATTAAAAAACCCTGCCTTGCTCCAGCATTAAACTTGCCTTCATATATCCAATTCATTGCTTGGTAAATTCCACCGTGATGCCCCATGTCCAAGTCAGCATATGACACAACCAATCGAATGCCTGTATTTGATTTTTTCAAAAACCTTAATGCAATAGAAACAATTTTGCTAACTGGTGTAATGTGATTAGACAATGCCACCCTTACCAATTCAACGCATTCATCTTGACCTAGATCATATGGCTTGCTCATGTTGTGATTAGCTCCGCGAGCAAAAACAACAACGCCGATAAACTTTCCGCATTCCCATGCGCCGACTTTGACCAATTTCCCTACAGCTAAACACCCGCTATAATGCCAATTTTCACAAGCATACTTTGCCGCATCATGCGTTGCCCAATCTATCCGCAGATCGACTTTAGACAAGACCGCCAAACCTCTCAGGACCAAACTTGTTTTTAAATGACAAAATAGCGTCTGCTTCAGATTCGCCATTTGATGAAATCATTATGACTTTCTTGTTATCAATAATGCCTGTGTACACCTTTGATGTGCCGAATGATGCTTTTGTCTCAAACCTGCCGAGTATGTTGTGGTTTTTTTGTTCTATGCTCATTTCTCATGCCCTCTGCTATCAAATTCTTCGCCGCAATTGGGGCAGATAATTAGTTTAGGCTCTAGCTGGTCTAGTTTGCCTTGATCGTCCTCAGTGCCTGGCGCAAATTCTTTGTCGGTTATGATTTCAAACATTTCCTGATGTGTGAAACCCGTCAAATCCAAATCAAAGCCCATAGCCCCAAGCTCATCAAACTCCACCCGCAGCATTTCATCATCCCAGCCAGCATTGAGTGCCAGCTTGTTGTCAGCAATGATGTAAGCCCTGCGCTGTGCGTCTGTGAGGTGACTTGCCTCAACTGCTGGCAGCTCTGTCATGCCCAGTTTCTTTGCAGCCATGACGCGACCATGACCGGCAATGATGCCGTTCTCGCCGTCTACAATGACTGGGTTCAGGAAGCCAAACTCTTTAATGGATGCCGCTATCTGGGTGATTTGTTCGTCAGAGTGAGTGCGGCTGTTTCTTGCATACGGTATCAGATCAGCGACCTGTGCCGTTTTAATAGACGGGAACTTACTTGCGTTCATATTGACCCCTGGTCGTTATGATGCCCCCACAGGGAGCGATACAACGTATCTTATCACAGTTACTTCTTTTTGCGTCTAGCCTTCTCGGCAGCAGTCATTGCTATGGCAACAGCCTGCTTTTGAGACTTGCCAGCCTTAAGCTCTGACTTAATGTTTGATGCTATCGTCTTTTTACCGTAACCAGTTTTCAGCGGCATGTTGTCACCATTTAACCTTGTTTGACCAGTACGCGCCCGACAGCTTGCCTTTGGCTATGTTGTCAGCATGTCGAGCCTTAAAGGCTGCTCGTCTGGCTGCATCTGCCTTGCTTTCACCTTCACGCTTGGGTGAGCCGCTAACGCCCTGCTGCCCAAAACGGATTGTCTTGATCTGATCACCTTCTTTCGCCACTACAACATGACTTTTTGTTGGGTGGCTGGGTGTGCGCTTGGGCTGATTAAACCCGCTTACACCTGCTCGCTCAAGCCTGGGGTCTTTGGGCATAACCCTTCCCGCCTTTTTTCTTACCTTTCTTCATTGGCATGATTCTTACCTCGCTAGAGTTTAAAAAAAGCCCCGGCAAACTCACAGGGCTAATAGGAGCTGCACACATTCAGCCCACCAGTCGGATAAAGCTGGCATTAATAGTCTACATCAGTCTCGTATGTTTCGGTAGTCATCAACATCATTGCCTGCTCTGGCGTAAAGCCTGCGTCAACATGGGCTTGATAAAATATGTGGTTAAGTTTTGCACACAGGTTGCTTGCCTTGCGGTAATCATCAATCTGTTTCTCGTCTGCTGTTTTAAACTCCAGCACTGTTGTCATGGTTACCCGCCTTAAAGTGTGTGCATATTGCACATTATGCCGCTGAAAAGTGCAAAATCGCCGTTATATCTTGGCATCTGGCTCAACTATCTGACGCGGTATTGAATATTGATATGTCGAATGCAAGCCGCCCTCACGCTTGAACGTAATCATCTCCATCACGCGCTCTGAACCATAGCCTTTTGATGAGTGCCAACCATCAGGTGGCGCAAGTGTGCCAAATGTCCTCATGATGCAGCCTGACATTTCCTTTGTTGTCTGGTGGTGTATGTGACCCAATGCCCAGAGCCTATGCGTTGTCTCGCCCCATGCTTTAGGCAAGTCTCTTGCAAGTATGCCTGGCAAATCATTTGTTTTGACCTTGTCGCCGTGATGCACTGCAATCAGCCATTTGCCAAATTGCAGATAATGAAAGTACCCTTTTGTCGGCATGATGTTGACGCGAGGCTCATTTTCGAAATAGAACGATAACAGCACTTGTATGGCAATCGCGCTGCTGTCGTTGTGATTACCTCTGGCCACGATTACGACCACTTTTGGGAACTTTTCAAGCATACGGATGACCGTGTACTTCATGACCTCTGCCAGCCTGTAGAACGTGTTGTGGTATCTGGTATCTACATCAAGCGCAGTGCCATTAAAAGTTGCGTTGTGTGCTGAGTCAGCATGTAGGGCGTCACCCACATCCACAAACATCCCCGTTTCTGCCGCTGGAGCCTTGTTTATCAGATAATCGACCGCATCCCTGATCTGGCTTGTTGCCAAGTTGGTATCAAAATCAGCCTGGCGAGTCTCTGGTGCATGACTGTATTGCCCAACGTGAGCATCACCCATGAAAATTGCAGAAAGCAGGTCAGGATCGTTGCAAAGCACTGGTTGCGGCTCCTGCGGCACAAATTGCGTCATTTCTGCCGTAAGTGCTTCAGCGTATTCTTTCAGCTTGTCCCTGATTGCTGCTTCTTTCTCAGGCATCGACTTGACCCATTGCAGCCTGATCTGTCCATCTTCCCCATAGAGAGTTGATGCGCCAGCCAGTAACTGTGAGTCACCAACTGGCCTGGTCAGGTCTCTTGCTGGGTCATAGCCTTTTGCTGCTGCCCTGACTTTAATTGCCTTTAGAGTCTCGTGAATTCTCGCTGGACTTGTGCCGACCGCTCTTGACGCTTTGGCTACGGAACCGTATTTATTGATTGCGTCTAAGAACTCACGCTGCCGGTCTGTCGAGCAAAATTCTTTCAACTTTGGGTCAACAAACGTTATCGGGCTGGGCATAATTCAGACCTCAAAAAGATTTTGCATATTTTACAGCCATTTACGTGACAATGATATGCAACGGACTTTTGATACAAAAAGGCTATTGATTTGATCGGTATTGATATAAACAATTGTGCAATATTGTATTGCTTTGCAATACGCACTTGATTATAGTTACTACATCGGCAGCACAAAGCGGCCGGACAATAGACGGTAAAAAAATGAAAATAGTCGGAAACAAAGTTGACTTTATGATGGTAGCTCCTGAAGTGCTGCCAGAAGATGCTCGCAGATGGCATCCAGTTTCAGAGATTGTGGGGACAGTTTACATGGTTACGGAAAAGGTAGGCCATGTAGTTGTCTCTGGCTACGAAGCCGGAACTCATGACGGCATGAGAGATGGCGCTAACGGCGGTTTTGAAAAATTTAACTCAATCGTCAGAATTTATTTTGACGAAGCAGGCTTAAAAGAAGCAGGCTACAAGCTCCCGCAAGCTCCTTTACCCGCGCAGGAAAAGAAAACCTGCAAAACTCACGGATGCCCTTCAGGGTTTCACATCTGTACAAAATACGCATAAACCAAACCAACGGCCACGGACTGCCATCAACACAGAGGATAAGAAAATGATTGTAATGTTAATAAAGCGTGTAAACGGACAAATTGGATCAGAGTTTATTGTTGATGCTGATGGATTTGCTGTTGAATTTAAATCAGAAAGCCAAATACAAAATCAGATCAAAATGCTCAAAGCATCAGACCCGACAATTATTGATTTTGTAATTGAGTAAATATTAATGCCACTAACATCCAGTAACTAAGGAAATAACATGAACAACGATAAAGCAATATCAGCCACCAGCTTAAGAATGCCTGATGGCTTGTTGCGCCTGCTTACCAAAGCAGCTCATAAGTGTGAAGTCAGCAGGACAGAATACATCAACCAAGCTCTTCTGGAAGCCGTTAACAAAACACTGGAGATTAAAAATGACACCAAGACAAATTGATATGTTGTGCTGTGTTGCTACCTGCATCTTGTGTGCTGGGATGTTTATGCTGGTATTTTTGTGAGGATAGGTGATGGGATGGATAATCAGCCAAGCATTATACGAGAAATGGCATTGTTCGCAGGAGCTGGAGGAGGAATCCTCGGAGGACATTTGCTTGGATGGAAAACAATCTGCGCCGTTGAGTGGGAACCCTACCCAGCTTGCGTACTTGTCGCCAGACAAAATGACAAAATTCTCCCGCCTTTCCCGATTTGGGATGACGTTCAAACCTTTGACGGCAAACCGTGGCGAGGACTTGTTGATGTGGTATCTGGAGGCTTTCCTTGCCAAGACATATCCAGTGCTGGACGAGGCGCAGGAATTGACGGAGAGCGTTCCGGCATGTGGCGTGAAATGGCACGAATTGTCGGTGAAGTACGACCTAGGCTTGTGTTCGTGGAGAACTCACCAATGCTTGTGGGACGAGGAGCTGCACTGGTCATCAGTGATCTTGCCCAGATGGGGTATGACTGTCAGTGGTGTATTGTTTCAGCATCCGACTGCGGAGCGCCCCATCAGCGAGACAGGTTCTGGTTACTGGCTCACACCAACGACTATGAATATTGCGCCAACGGAGAGCAGAAGGGAAAAGAGGACGAAATACAGGGCAAGTGTGGGCAGGAAGGACTCGCCAGGCAGTCTTGCAGAACAAGTTATGACACCGAAATTTTGGCCGACTCCATGTGCAACGGACTACAAGGGATCGGGAAAGAATGGGGAACTGAGGGATCGTCTGGATTACGCAGTGGAGCGCGGAGCAACCAAAAGCAACGATTACAGTCTGGAAGTAAACCTAGAGACTGGTGGGCATCTGAACCCGATGTGGGTAGAGTGGCTGATGGCGTGGCCGCTAGGGTGGACAGACTTAAAGCCATTGGCAATGGACAAGTTTCTTGTGTGGCAGCAACAGCATTCAGAATATTGAGCGAGTAACCCCCCTGCGCTGGCTATGGCTGGCGCATCTTTAATTCTGTTAGTTTCTTTTTGTATTCTGCCTTGATCCTCTTGGCATCTTCAATCGTAAAACGCGCCTCTGAATTGTCGCATTCAATCCTGTCCACTTCTGCCTGTCCAATCCTGTTCAGCAATTCTCGCCTGTAGCTGATCAGGTTGCCTGATAGGTGATTGTTGCATGTGGCGCACTGTAGCCAGACTTGAGCCTCATCAAACCGCAGTTGCGGAGCAGCCTTGCGCGTCCTGTAATGCCCAGCATGATACTGGATGTCCTGCTTGTTCGTGCCGCACGAAATGCAACCCAGCCCATGATCTCTTGCCCTGATGTATTGATTAAAGGCTGTCTGAGCCTCTGTCAGCCATTCTGTCTTGGTCTTGATCTTATCCTTGCGGGTCTTGGTTTCCTGCTTGTGTTGACGCTCTCTGGCCTGTGTAGCTTTGTCCATTCCGTGACCAGCCATGCAATCGCAACTGCAAAAACCTTTTGCCTGCCATTTGTCTGACAGCTTGGCTGTTGGCAGTGGTGTCCTGCATGACTGTCTTCGGCATTTTCTCACGCTTGTTTCCTGTATTGATCGTAAGCCTGCAAGGAAGGTTCGGACCATGCCACGCCGTGTTCTGCTCCAGTAGCGTACAGGAACTCAATAAACTCTGACGCTTCACCAATGGTCAACCTGCTGCTGCTTTTAGTTGGCACAAATACAAACTTCTGCCCGTCTAGACTCGGAACCATTAACTGATCTTGGAACAATGCTAACAGGAAATAACGCCATTGATCCTCATTCTTGCCCAGTATCGGGTGGTCAATATGCCGAGCAATATCCCTTACCATTGGATGGAATTTATCGTTCTGCGATTCTGATCTGCTTGGCCTGTCCAGTACCAGGTCAACATCACCTGCGTTTAGACCCTTGACGATTAGCTGATAAGCCCACTGGAAGGCTGGCTGTATTTCTTCTGGCCTGCTGATTGTTTTTCTTGGCATCTTCATATGCGCCTCGTTCTCTTTTTATCCTGATATGTGTTTTAACCAACTCTTGCCACTCTGTCGGGCATCCCTTTAACGCTGTTGCTTGAGCGTCCTTGCTACTGGCTTGCAGATAAGCTGCTGCGTAATGGTGCGGCAGTTTACTTGACACGGTAAGCCTTGAACCTTACACCATCGTCTCTTGTAATCCAGCGATCAGTAATTTCTATTCCCATGTCTTTGATGTCAGCAATACGAGCAGCCAGGCGCATACAGTTAAACAGCTTGAGTGCTTCCAGTGACGTGATTTCATATCCTGACCGCATGTATCTTAGTATCGCTTGTGATTGTGATTCTGTGTTCATTGTGTGCGCTCCTAGTGTGACCAGCTACGGTCTGTGAGTCTGTCTATTATGTTTGCCTGCGTTGGTTTAACTACCACTTGTTGCCTGTTTGCAGCCTCGTGCCGCCGTTCTAGCTCTGCCTTGATGTACTCCATCGTTGGTGCTTGCCAGCCTTTGTCGATTGATAGCTCAATAGCTCGATCAGCAGTGCAGTCCAGTTGCTGGGCGCACTTGCAAGCCTCAATCATTGCTCTTTCAAAGGCTCGCTGGGTCAGTGGCTTTTTAATCAGCTTACGATGCTCAACAAACTCACTGGCTGCTTCATCTGATACCCCGTAGGTATATGCTTGTGATATGTCAATCTTCATGGTCTATCGCTTTTTTAATCTCATTGATAAACGCATTGCAGTACAGCAGCGGTACACATATTACAACTTCACGCCCTTCAATCGGGCTTTGCTGTGAAATACAAACATCACCGTTTTCGTTTGGGTAAACGTCAACATTATCCCATCCAATGTGTATAACCATTTTTATCACCTTTGTTTATTTTAGACATAGTTTCCCCTATTTCCCCCATGAAGGTATCCAACCATCATGCCGCGTTTAAGCTATTGCCAGCAAAGCCAGCAAGGTACTTTACAATCCCCCTGAGACAAGTCTCACGCAGCATCCTATCTGCGAATCGGTCAGCCAGTGGCTGCTTCATGGGCCAAGTTGACAAGGGTCGGTCAGAGCTTGGAATTTTGATTACCGTTTTAAGTGTCGGAACTCTGCGCAATACGTTGCCGTTGTTATACCCGTCACGGGCTAAAGTGTTATAAGGCTGGTGAATAGCAGAGCAATCTTGTATGAACAAAACATATAAAGTAATATGTTGTCTAACAGGGTTGTTC